GTTAACAAAGGTTGGGGTCAACTTGACGTCACCCTTGACAACGATATGCCGACGGCCGATTCGGACGAGTTCGTGAGCCAGATGACGAACTTGATTAAATCGAGTTTGATCGTCAGCTGCCTCAAAGACGGCTACTCGGCTACCTAACGGTCGCCTTTCACCGCCCCTCGCGGGCTCTACCTCTCTGAGGTATCTTTGAGGTTGTTATGACACCAGACGTGCATGACATAGCCCTCTCCTATATGGAAGGGCTGGGGTCTCCTTGTGCTTTGAGCGTTGCGATAATGCTCAGGTACCGGGAGTTTGATCAACTATCCCAAAAGGAAGTTGATCCGCTTCAGTATAATTGCTCTGACGCCTTCTTCCGCGACGCTGCTGCTGTCGCATTCCTGAAGAAGGCTGACTTCCTCCCTTTGTCTGGCAAGGCTCGTAGAGCTCGTACCCTGGCAAAGTGGAAAGAAAGTGAGCAATCATGCTTCCGCGCCAATCGCCGACTCTCCTTTCTCTTAAGTGGTCACCCAAGCTCTGGGGACCCTTCTGAGGCGCCTATTCGAAATTTCTTCGAACGGGTGAAAAGAAGGATTGTAGAGACGATTGGTTCCAGCTGCCCGCCGCTCAGCGGCAGGTTCGGACCCGGAGCTACCCTTAGTGATACATCTCGAAAGTGCAGTGTATTACACAAAATGTCTTCAAAGATGACAGCGACATTCCCTGCATGGGTCCACCTGCGCTCCTGGTCGGAGAACGGGTGGGCCCGAGCATGGAAGACACGTCAAGAGGTGATCACTGAAGTTCGTGGAAACCACTACTTTCAGGTTCCGAAAACCTCTAGAGTCGATCGTCCTTGTTGCAAAGAGCCGTCATTGAACGGCTTCATACAACTTGGCATCGGGTCAGTCCTTCGCCAGCGCCTTAGAGCGCGGGCTGGGATTGACTTAGACCACGGCCAAGAGAAGCATCGCCGTCTCGCTAGAGACGGAAGTCGCTCCTCTGCGTGGGTTACTCTCGACTTGTCATCGGCTAGCGAC